TAGATTTTACGCATCTTGTATCTTGTTGGTAATTAATGTATTGATCTGTATTCGGTGGGTAGTCCCCGTTTCCTCTTGTATGCAACAGTCAGGCCGATTGCCAGAATTATGGTGCAGAGCCGCAACGCGTTGGCCCCTATGTCGCCGACGGCGCCGCTCGTACTTACGCGGAACACTATCCAGGGTAGGTTCATCAGAGTGTGCAGCCAGATTACGCTCCAGAGGTTGTAGTTCCATTCGACATAGAGCCAGCTGAAAAAAATGCTGCCCAGTGCCGTAACCCCGAAGGCCGTCAGTGCCGATACCGGGTCGTGCCCTTGGTAGAGATGCAACGATCCGAATGCCAGTGCCGCCAACAGTGCCGCGGGCAGAAACCCCCAGCGGGCGTACCTGAAGAGCTGTCCGAAGACGAATCCCCTGTATACCAGCTCTTCGAACATCCCGGCAATGAATATCCATGTAAATGCTTCGTCGGCAGAGAGTTCCCGGTCGAACTCGCCGATGACGGCATACCCGGCGATCATCGGCAGCGTCGCCGTTACGGCGAAGAGCAGCCCTGTGCCGAAACCGTGCGACAGGCCCATCGACGAGGCGATGTCCCGGCGTGCGTGCAGCAGGAACAATGCCCCGGACGGAATAAGCCCCGCCAACAGGTAATTCAGTGTATAATGGAGCGTCTGCGAACTGCCGATGCAGCCTTCGAACGGCCTCACGGCTATATTGAAATACCACAGCACGAAAAAAAGCATGAAAGCCCCGAGGATAATTGCCGAGCGTTTTATACAGCAGTCATTTCCAGCCATTTGTTTTGATTTAACCGTTACAAAAATAGCAAAAAAACACGGAAATGACATACGATCGCCATGTGCCGTATTGGTATTTTGTTAAGGTGTTGGTATGTAGGCGGATAAAATTTGTGCTTTTGTGTCTCCGGCGTGCTTGCGCGCGCATATCCTGCAAGGGATTTGGAGCACGACCGAAGCGTAGCTTGATTCCTGCGCAGGCGATATTTGAAACGCCGGATCGCTATTACGTTGCGGAACAGTAACCCGTTAGGCGCACGTTTCCAGTCTCATAGAGGCGCTCAGGGTTTGGGGCGTAATTTTATCGCCGTTTCGGGAGGGTTCGCATTTAGGCGATTGTACCGTTGTGGGGTTTTTATTGAATTAATATTAACATTATGTTAAATTCGCTTATTTCTTTCATTAAATTTTTCAGTATTAGAACATTTTTAACTTTTCTAAAATGTGTAAAGATGACAGTAAACGAACTTGTAGGCTACTTGAAGAGCTTACCCAAATGGTCTCGTGTCTCGATCGTGGTTGCGGCTGCTGTTGCGGCTGTCGCCATCTTACTCTCAAGTTGCACTCGATACTCTTATACCTACGTGAAGGGTTCCGAGGTTGAATACAAACAGATCGATTCGATGAACATATCTCGTATTAAGCGATGACATTTCCCGAGACTTTCCGTAATTCAAGACGCATGGACGCTATAAGAGGCGTTTTTGTGTTGCTTAATATTTTTTACAAGGCCTCCTATTTGGATTATTGTGACGGCGTTATTGTGTGTCCTGCTACTTACGATTCCCTAGTTGTGCTTGGTCGCTATGGTTTCAGTTTCTCTTATCAGAAGGAATTTTCCTTTGTTGGCTCTGTTGATTTCATTCTAACCATTCATGTGAATGATATCATACATCATATTTTTGAAGTTGTACCTAAATCTGATTGTCATGTCACGTTTCAAAAGAAAAAGAGGAAAAAGTAAATCCACTCGTCCTCATACTCAAGTCTTCGACGTTGGAGGTAAACGGTTGTAATGTCGCATTGCCTACGTCCTCGTCAGATTATCAATCCTCATTTCAATCCTAAGACCGCACTTGGAGCTAAAAACCTTCGAGTGTGGCGTATTGCGAACGGCTCTCCGCAGGGTTATCCTGAGGATTATCAAATTTTAATTGACTGTGGCAAGTGTCTTGGTTGTCTTCGTGATAAAGCCCGCTCTTGGCGTGTTCGCTTGCTTCATGAGCATATGTTTGGCAATCATGATTCCTGCACGTGTTTAACATTAACTATTGCGCCTAAATATTATGAACAGTTCCAAACCAAAGCAGGCATGGCCTCTGCTATGCGCGCTTTTATTGATCGGTTGCGTTATTATGTGCCCGGTCGTCGCTCTCCAAAGCGGTTTTTCATTTCAGAACTCGGAGAGGAGCGTGGACGCCTCCATTTCCACGGATTCGTCTGGGATTGCAACATTTCCGAGTACGATTTGGTTCGATCGTGGAGGTATGGATTTATATGCGCCCGACCCCTCCAATCTGCCAAGCAGTTGTCTTACGCCACGAAATACATCACAAAACCCGCCGTCGGTTTCCACAAACCAACGATCTTTGTATCTCCAGGCCTTGGACGATCCTACTGCGATCAGGAGCGATGGCGATCATGGCACAAGAAAGGAAATGCTAATGATCCTCTTAACCTTTGTTGTAAGTTTGATTCTTTTGTGTATGCTATGCCTCGTTATTATCGCTCGAAGATTTTTACGGATGATGAAATACGTAACTTTAAGGTTTTGTTATCCAAATCTGAGCGACCCTTCAAAAAGATTCTCGGCAGGCAAACCTATACAGAACCACTCACCTTTGCGCAAGATCGAGCAAAGTTGCTCGAGGTTACTCTTCGGTCAGGGAGAAGCAAACCTTTAACCCCTAAACTTCGTAAGGATTCTTTGCGTGAATACAATCCTTATGATGAGACAGATGAATTCACTTTAGATCTTTATCCTTTTTAATTATGGCAATTTTCCCTAAAGAAAAGAAAAAGGCGCCAAAAATGGCGCACCATGATCTTTCGCATTATTTGCGGACATCGATGGCTCCGGGTCTTGGCTACCCTATTTGTTGCATTCCGTGCAACGCTGGTGATTATCACCAACTTGAGTTTAAGCACCTTATGAATACGCAGGCGATTCTTAATCCCCTTTACGGTTCATATCGCCTTCAGATTTGCGTGTTCTTTGCAGGTGTTTCGCTCTATGTTCCGAAGCTTTGGAGAAATGGTTCTATGCTTCAGTCATCCACCGGTTTGTTGGATGTCAATTTCCCTACTTTTAACCCTGCTGCACATAAACCTATGTACCAGGTTGACCCTAGTTCTCTTCCTGCTTTCCTAGGCATGGGTTATCATTCCGGCCGTTTTTCTTCTGCGCCTAGTGCGCTTTCGGTTAACCTGATTCCTTATCTTATGTATTATGATATTTTCCGTCATTACTACGCTAATAGGCAGGAGGGCTCTTATAATGTCATGACCGCAAACTGGGGAATTAATGATAAGCGTGTTTCGAGTTATGATCTTACCAAGCTGGACGATCTTTACATGTCTCTTCCGTATTCTGGTGGTGAAATGACCTCTCATGCTAACTTAGCTGCGACACCTATTACGGGTCTATTTAGGATTCCGGAAAACTCTACTTTTAAGGCTCCATTCATGACTGTTCCGTTGGGTGGCTTATGGCAGGCTTGCTACATGCCCGACCGCATGAACGTAATTCTTAACGATACGTTTTTCAAAAATAACGTTTCGACGGTTACCGTTTCTACGGTCGGTGATTCGTTCCAGGTAGACCAGCTTGTTACGGCCAAAAAACTTTGGAATTCTCGAAATAACGACGTAATCACTAATGGCACTTTCAAGGATTGGATTCGTGTTCACTTCGGTGTCACGCCTAAGATCATGGATGATATGCCTACTTTTTGCGGTGCTACGTCCTCGGATATTCTTTTCGAGGATATCCGTGCTACGACCTCTGCTAAGATTGGCGATTCTGACCAGTATCTTGGCGATAAGGGTTCGTCCGCGATGGGCTATGGTGATTCTCGACGGTTTAATATCGAAGTAGATCGCCCCGGTTACATTATGGCTATCGCTACTCTTATTCCTCGTGTTGATTACTATCAGTCTACAGAACGTTATGTCCGTCATACCAAGCTTTCGGATATGTTCCGTCCGGAATTTAACGGTATCGGATATCAAGATGTTCTTGTCGCTGATCTTAACACGGAATTTCCCGAAGGCTGGGACGCTTCGGCCGTTGTTTCTGTCGACAATAATCCCTTTACCCAGGCTGTAGGTAAGCAGCCTGCTTGGATTGAGTATATGACGGCTGTAAATAAGATTCGAGGCACTTTCTGTACTACGGAGAGATCTTGGGTTCTTGCTCGTGATATGCGCGCAGATAGAAATCCTGACGCAACAACTGGGCCTGCGGTAAATACGGTCTATTCTGCTTATATCGATCCCGCCGATTGGAACCAGCCCTTTGCCGATCAGTCTTCCACGGCTCAGAATTTCTACGCTCAGTTCTACCTGCGTCATCGCGTTCGCAGTACTGTCCTTAAACGTTTGCGTCCTAAATTTTAAAGTTATGCGATTATATTTAAAGACTACACCTGCTGCTTTCGTTAAGCCCGCAGGTGAAACCTCTCCGGGTTTTACTCTTACGGAAGTTATCGACCAGTTCTATGCTGAGGGCGTTGTGCCGGACTTCATTCCGGCCGATTTAGGTGAAGATTTAGTTGATGAGATTGACGCCGAAGGTCGTTGGTTAGTTGATCCGGCTGGCGACATTCGTACGGATCGTCTCGAAAAAATGGAGAATGATCTTATGGCTGGGCTTGATGCTGTTGTCGATCCTGCGCCGGCATCGGATCCTGCGTCGGCATTAGATCCTGCGCCGACATCGGATTCTGCGCCGGCATCAGAAGCCTCTCCGGCATCTGTCGAGTAGTAACCAGAAAATCGGGGAATACAATATATAATACTTGACAATATTGTATAAGTGTGGAAATCCTTATAAAAGGATTCCACACTGATCCCCGATTTTCTATAAAATCCTTTTCTATGGCTAATCTAGATCAGTACGCACCCTACGTGGATGCGGTAGGAAACGCGGCCATGAATTTTGCAATGGCTGACCTCTCCTACAAGAAAAATAAAAAGCTACTCCAGCAGCAGTACAAGTACCAGAAGGAAGCCGCGGAGCTTGCATGGCAGCGCCAAATGCAGTTTTATGAGGATCAAAAGGCCTATAACGATCCTAACGCGGTTCGTCAGCGTTACGAAGCCGCAGGCCTGAATGTTAATGCCGCCTTTGGTACTGCTGGTAGCTACTCCCCTACCAATGCTCCCTCTTCTGTGCAGCCTGCTGGTGGTGTTTCGACCCCCTATGTCGATTATACCAACATGAAGTTTCAAAGTGCTCTTGGTCTTGCAAGACAGCAGGCCGAGATTGACCTTATCAAGGCTCAGACCGATGAAACCCGCGGTCGCACCCTTGACCCAGACGAGACCCAGCGAGGTCAGAAGCTCGGCAATGATCTCACAGCTTTGAATGCCCGCCTTACTGACGCCAATATAATTGGCAAGGGTTTGGCAAACAGGCTCGATTCTCTTGACCTTCGATTCCGCAATGAGGTATATGATACCTCGGTGCAAATCGAGCGCCAGAAGGCTTTGAATATTGCCAAGCAGTACGAGGTGATGAACGAGGATATCGCCCGCTCGGTTGCTGGTCGATCTCTTACGGAAGACCAGCGTAATGAGATTCAGTCTCGAATTTGGCTCAATGCCCGTAACGGTGCTTTGGCTCAGATACAGGCTGAGTATCACGGTAAGCTTTCGCAGGCTCAGATTGATGAACTTGTGGCTAGGACTGATTCGTTGGAGTCAACAAAGAAATGGCTTGACGAACGCGCTAAGACGGAGAAGGCCTCGAGGCGTCTTACCGACGCTAAGGCTGAACTTAGTTTGATTGATCTTCACGATCTTCGCAATATACCCGAGAAAACGAGGCAAATTACGCGTTCTATGAGGATGATCAAGGATGGTTTGATATATTAATGTTTTTTTTATACATTTGCCTTATGGAACGACCTGTTGACACCCTTGCACGGCTAATAATTGCCGTGATTAAGGCGAAGGTTTACATCTTCGCCTTTCTTCTTATTATGTTTTTAGGTGCCGAATTGAGGCAGTGTATAGGATGACCAATTCTGTTTTCCTTTTTGAAGTCCCGGCCTTTTGAGACCGGGCTTTTTCTTTTGCCTCAAACTCAATA